CAACATCTTCAACTACATCTGTCTTTTCAACTTGTGTTTTTGATTTTGTCATAGGTTGTACCTCCTTGTTAATCTTAGAAGTATTAATGCCTTTAGCACTATCAACTAAGAATTTTATCATGTCTGTTTTTTCATTATCCGTTTTTTCAACGAAACCTATATTTTCCATTTGCTCACCAGTAGTTGGGCTCAACTCTGATTCATTTTCTGAAACCATCACAAGACCTGATTCCTTATCATAAAAAACATTTTCCAAAACTGTTTCATCAGCCTTGATAACATCTACGCCATCAACCTTTTCAACAGATACAATATTTGCAAATTGATTTGCTGGGGAATCTACAAGACTCAACTCAACTAAATCATATTGCTTAATAATTCTAATTGCTTTTTCTGACTTCTCATCATAACCATCATCCCACTTGTTCATGCGTCCACCAATAGAAAAACCAGTTAGTGTTCCGTCTAGAACTTTCTCCCAAGTATCTTGTGCACCTTTTGAAACATATGCTGATACAAATACGCCATTATAAAACTTCTTTGATTCTGGATCAAAGTACTTGTCTGCTTTGAATGAAACCATCTTGCCTACTGCTAGTGGCTGATGCATTTCTCTGATGTTCCCTCGGAATTTTGCAAAGGCATCCATTGATGCTTCGGCTGTTACGATGTCATCTTGCTTATCGACATTGTCTAAAGATGCAAATCCAGAAACGATTCGACGCTCCTTGTCCACCTTAGTAAGTGGCATGGAAAGACGTAGATTTTCCCCATCTGAGTTCCAATGGGCCTTGGATATATTGCTCACCATTATATTATACCCTCCATTTTATATAAGTCTCACATTCTGGACATTTTGGACATTAGGGAGTTTTTCTTCCTTCGCCCTTTGGATTTCGTCCAGCCACTGTTGATGAACTGTCAGAATTATTGTTTGTTCTTTCTGCATCTCTTGCTCTTGTTGTAGTTGCCTCTGCTGCTGCTTCTGGCTTAAGATCTAGTACCTCGTCGCCACCATCTCTCTGTGGCATATCCAAAACAACTCTTGCTTCGTTAGGAGTCATGATCTGATTCTTAACATAACGCTCAAGGATTTGAGACTGAGCAATTTCATCAGTAAGTGTTAACTCGTTAAATACAAACTCAATGATGTCTGTCTTTTCACGAATAATCTTGTTGATCATTTTTTCAAGTTGTCTTTGTGCTGGTCTTGCAACCTGCTCCTTAAAGGTACGATCCTGTGCAAGTGCTGCTGCAATAGATCCAGAATCGCCACCTCCAAGTTTAGACAATGGCACTTGATGTGCTACTAGGATGTCATCACGGTTTTGCTTACGATACTCTTTAAACGAGCCGTCCTGTATACCGTCTTCGATGGGCTCCATCTTGAATTCAACTTTGTTGTTTTCGCTATCACCTGGAAGTGGAATATATAGCGTTCTGTGTGACTGCCCTCTGAGATTTGTCTGCAAGAATCGGAACATCTTATCTTCTGCATCTCCAGAAAGTTTTGCACCCTTTAATGTTACAACATAACGTGGTACTGCCTTGTTTGCAAAGTAATCGATATTGTATTGTGATGCAAGTGAGTCTCCATGTAGTGAGTTGATAGCCGACATAATGTCTGGCACTCCATAGAATGTGTTGAGAGGTGAGTATTGTTTAAAGTGGATAATCTCGTTTGGTCTAGCATCTGTTGTTAGTGGGTTTGGGTTCTTTGCTCCAAAGTTGCGGAAGTAAACAATCTTGTTTCCAATGATCTGAACATATCCGTCTTTGATTCTTCGTACTCGCATTGTTGTTGATGGTATGTGTCCAACGTATCCAATTTCTCCACGAGTGGTTCTGCCAATTTCTAAGTATCCGTTTCCAGTTGACTGCAGGTCTGTGTAAACCTTTTCCATTGTTGCTGTAAAAGAGTCATCATCATTGAGAGACTCTAGCCAGTCTCTTGCCTCAATCTTTGTTCTTTCAATTCTCTTTCGTGCCTTTTGTGTAGCACTGTTATCTTCTGATGATTCAAGTCTCATCATAGTTCTTTGAGAAACTTTAAACTCGTATCCAAGTCCTACAATGTTCTCTACCTTGGCATCGATTGCTGCATGGTTTGCAAATGAAGTATCGTAGTAGTTGGCTAATTCATAAAGGTTCCATGGTGGTGTAATAACATCAAACATTCCATAGCCGTTTACGTATACTAATCCTGGGTTAATCTCTTTTGATTGTGCTCCGTCAATACCGCTTTTTCCAGCAAGTGCTGCAGTTGTATATTGTGTTGTTGGTTCAACCATCTTTGTTGCAGATCTGCTAATGCGTCTTTTAAAGTTTGCTTCTAATCCATCAAGAGATTTTAATGTTTCCCAGTTACCACTAAATGGATCTGACTTGGAGAATGGATCATCCTTGCTAATTGCGTGGTCAATGCTTGCACCAATAATCAGTTCTTGGTCTTCCATTATTACTCCTCATCTCCATATTTAGCAATTGTATCCTTGGCTGCCTGAACTGCACCAAGGTCATTTAGAGAAGGAATAAGTCCATTGTTTAGTCTGTCAACTTGTTCTGAATACTCTTCTTCTGAGACTCTGGTTAATCCTGGAACAAATACGCATGTACCGTCTCCTGGGTCTCCATAGTGCATTGCAGTCTTTTTTAATTCTGCCATTCTAGAGATATCGTTTTTATCTGAAGGAATATTAAGTACGGAACCATTTCCGTCTGTAAACCACTTGCCATTTGCCTTCTTATATACATAAAGGCCCCAGTCATAGTTCTTCTCAATGACTTGTCGTCTTACATTTTTTACAATCGGTTCACCAGTTTTTGGGTTTATTAAGGAATCCATATCCATAAGTATACCATATTAAACTGGATCGACAACGTATCTGTTCCAATTAACGTCCGTATACACCGCATATTCGTAATCCTTTAACACTACAGGAGTGTCATCGCCAACAATGACCTTATTGGTTCCCGTATAACTCTTGTAAATCTCTGAAGGATCTACGCCATAAAAACTCTTTTCTGCCAAAATAAGAACCTTATTCCAGTTAAATGATGGAGAATCCCAGAATTCCCAATCTAGGGTGGACCCAGATAAAACCTTGACTCTAAACCAAGGTCTGTCTGAAACGTTCTGGACCTCTTGGAGGTTTGTTGATTGATAGTATGAGATGCTGTTAAATAGCAGTGGTCCAGTTAATCTGATTGCTCCCTCGAAAGATGAGAATATGAGACTGTCAGCAAAACTTATGCCAAGGAATCCCCACTCTTGTAGAGTTAGAACTGGCTCCTTTACGATCTTGCCATTCCAATAGAAACCTATACCATTCTGGACTAGACCAGTCTTTGCGTCTATTGCATAGATCTTTGCTCTTCTTCCACTTGGATCGCTTGCAACCATGTAGAATTTTATGTATGCCGTTTTGCTTTCTATCTCAAATATCTGTGTAGGTGCGTATGGGAAATAATCTCCATCAAATCTAACTGCCATTTGCATTGCAATTGCCTTAAAGTCATTTGATCTGCTAGTATTAATTGGAATTAAAAGACCTCTATTTACTAATGGATCATACTTTCCTCTAACTTGTATTCCACTTGTCTTGGTAAGATATAGGTATGAAGATGATCCGCTATAGATTGAAAATGGATTCTGCTTTTTAAAATCATAATAGATTCCTGTTTTTGTGTAAGGATAAATTGGAGTTCCAAACCTTGTTCCGATTGGGCTTGCATCAGATTCGTTCAATGCTTGTGAGGCATAAGAAAGTTTTTTAATAATAACATTTCCGATATCTGAATCTTTAATGTTCATATCAATATGAGTCACAAGAGAAAGATCATTAAAGTCTACTCCAGCAGGTGGATAGATAATCATGTTATCAACAACCTCGTATCTTGTTGTCATCCAGTCTGATCCAGGAACTAGGATTCCGTTTCTAGAAGGTCTTTCTGTTTTTGTAAAATAAAGCGGGGTTGCATTTGCACCTAACTCAGTGTACTGAAAAGTTACATAACTCTTTACGATTGCTCCATCTGTATCATATCGATAATCTTTTGCTATTTTATTTTTAAGATCTTCGTAATCGTTATACCCAGTAAATAAATAATTATCTAGCGACTCATAGGTTCTTTGAACTGGCAGACCATATTCATTTGCAAGTTCTGCATATGTCCAGTCAACTGGATCAGTTTCTATAGCAATTGTTTTTGATGTTACTGGATAGTCAATGTTAAACTGAATAAAGTCAAGATCAAAATATTGGTCTCCTCTTTTGTCAATAACAGACTCAGCAAAATAAGTCAATGGGATTTGGTCTTCCCAATAAGCATTTGCAGATACGGACAACTTGTAATTACCAAAAACCCTATTTGGAGAAAGTGTATAACTTGCAACATGATCAATAAGTGCATCTTCTTCTTCAACAAAAACTCCACCACCAGAGATTGCACCCTGAACAGTTGATGTTGGTCCTCCAGAATTAACAGATGTTGTGTCTATTCCACCATCAATATTGATTAACTCATTATTTTGATATTCATCAAACAGGTCTTGGTTCCATATTGGCACACCTAGTTCGTTAAACAATCCCCTGATTTTTTGAAAATTATATTTTGTGCAAAAGCCAATCTTATAAATTTTACCAGTAAATGTTGAATTGCCAAGTTTGTCTCCACCAACATATAATCTTAAATCAGACAAAGAACCAAAAAAGTCTGAAGCACGTTCTCCGAATCTTGCAACGAAGGATGGGATATTTAATCCTATGTCAGCCAACTCTCCTGACTCGGCAACTAATGGTGAATAGACTGTAGTATAAAAATCTAAAACTCCCGATCCTTTTATTTGAGGTCCGTCAGAATATTTTTTAATAAAAACTCCATTAACGTTTTGGAGAGTAATCCACGGAGTTTCTAGTGTAAATGAGTTGCTGCTTACTATTTTAAAAATATTTGCATGAATATCTGATTTATTAAACTCTGTTTTTTCAAATTTTGATATAAGAACTTTTGAGTTTTCTAGCAACTGGTGAGGAACGCTAGTGGTATATAGAGTATTTACTACCCCTGTTGTAGTGTTCATAAACGCTTCTGCTTTGTCAATCTTTATATTATCTATTCCATTTTTATAAAAGATGTTAGAGTTTTTTAATTCTATTGCAAAATAACTACTGCTATTTTCTTTCTCAATTCTAAAAAGAGTTTGTGTTTGAGGAGATGACTGTGGCAATCTAAAGCATCCATAAAAAGCAGATATTGAACTTTTTAAGAAATCAAAGTTTTCAAACAGCATATGTCCAGACACATTGTCCCAAGTAGTATCTGGTCTGAATGAAAAGAACTTTATTGGGTCTGATGACTGTACGGCATCATTTGATGAAAATAACTCTTCTTGCGTTTTTGAAGACAGAAGTATTTGAGGAAGTGGATTTTTTGATACTGACAAACCTTTGCTCTGGATTAAAGTGTTATCGTTAAATGCTTGCTGCCAAGAACCTATCTTAGGATACTGATAATTAGCAGAATAGTCTGCAAAAGCATAATCAATAAAAACAGATGTTCCGCTATAGGATGTATTAATATTCTCTGGGATTTCAACACCCTGACCAAAAACAAATTTTCTTTTTGTAACAGCAGTAGGAACAACATATGGATAAATTGCTACACAGTCTATATCAATTGGAAACACATCTTCATGTGCATAAAATCCTATCCAGTCTTGTTCCTTTCCGTTTAACATCATTTCTGGGAAATCTAATGTGTCAGGATCGTAATCAAAAGATATAACCTCTTGCCCATTAATTACAAGAGATGCAACATCTTTACCAAGTCTTAGATGTACAAGCATTGGCCTTGTCCATTCTCCGACATAATATGTTTTATATTCGCTACCGATTTTTAATCCAATTGAAGGACCGTCGACATAGATTCCATCATCAGAAGATATTGGACCAATGATTCTTTTTCTATCGTTTGTGTATGCATTAATTCTAAGCCAAGTTTCTAAAGTGTATTGCTTAAATTTTCCAGATTCATTTAAAAATCCTAGACCAGGAATTATGATAGATGGGTTAACTCCGTTTGGATACAGGGCTGTTAAACTAGATGTTCCATAGACAATTGGGATTCCTAAATTTTTTGCCTTAAGCATCTTATCAGAAACCAAGTAATACCCATTGAGTTCTTGGAGCCCATAACATTTTGCAACAACACCCTTTTGTGGAGCAATTGCAATTGTTGAAGGAATATCTGTTGGTATGATTCCAAGAGATGTGGAAGAAAATTCTTCTGACCATTGTCCAAAGGTTATTCCGTTTACCAAAAAGGCATCTTCTGTTTCTGAACCACCAATAAAATTAATCTTAAAAATTAATCGAATCATTGCATCGTCTGGAGGTGTGTCAAATGTTTCTGATACAAAAACCCAACTGTTATTTATTACGGTATCATAACTTTTTAAGTGTGTGACCACATCTCCACTAGTCTGATTTTCATACCTATATCCGATTTCAAAACCAGCGATGTAAGAACTTTCAGAATAAAAATATGATCCAATACAAAATGTTTTGAGGTATGTATTAAGATCTTTTAGATTCATGATCTCTTCACTTACTGCAACAATAGATGCAGACTCATCGTTAGTAGGAGTCGCAACTATTCTATGAACCTGACTATTAATAAATGGCTCATCTACTGACTGTGGATATTCTGATACAGTTCCACCAGTTATTGTCCATTTTAAACCATTAGATAAGTCTCTGTCAGCCTCTGAGATTAAAGAAACATAATCTACTTTATCATCAAAAGCCCATAGACCAGTCGGATGCTCAGCAAAGACTTTCTCGGCATATAGGTTTGATGGAGTAGACATTATGAGTCTATTTTACCACAGAAGACTACTTATTTATTTTCATTTCGCAATAGTCTGTAGTGCAGTACATCTCACCTTGAGCCTCAAGATTTTCTTCTCCATCGTAGATGGCTGAAAAATCAATGTGCTTTAACTTGCCGATATATGACTCATACTGCTCTTCAGTAATCTGAGTATATGGCTGCTGTGGATAAACAGTATTCCCCATTGGTAGGAATGAGACTGCCTTTAGTTGTCCCTCGTACATATGCAGTGCTGGAACAACATGCTTTGACTCTGTTTCCTTGTCAAATGAAAGTGTTACAGAAACACCATTGTCAGACCAGTACTTTTGAGCAGTTGCAGCAAGTGCAATCTTCTCAAACAAGGTAACATCCTTTTCAGATCTTGGATGGCCTGACTTGATTGGGAAGTATACAACTGATGTGTTTGCTGATACTACGTCGTCTTCAATTGTGTACCCTGCTGCTTTGAACAAATGCATCATTGGATCCGTGTTTCCAAATCGAACTGCACGAAGGAAGAAGTTTCCTCCAGGTCCCCAGTGAACTCCAGGAGTTGCACCAGAAAGAATTGAAACTGATCCTGATGGCTTTACTGTTGTTACACGAATTGACTCACGAACACATAGCCATTCAGAGTACTGGTGATCGTAGTGACGAATCTTGTTGTATCCTTCATCCATCCACTCACGAACAACTGGCAAACCCTTTTGGTCTGCAAACGATGCAATACCAGTAAGCGATGTACCAATACGACGATTACGTTGCATGATACCGTTTGTTTGTGGCCAGTGCGTTGGAACAAGTGTTACAGTCTTTCCATAAAGGTATGCGAACTTAAGGGTACGCAGGAAGTCCTCCTTGGATTCATGACGATTCAAGTGCACTTCTACAAGTGTACATAATTCGTACGATTCCAATGGCTGCTCCGCACATGGGTTAAACCCCATCACACGATAATCCTTACCGTCTGGCGCATCCTTTAGTCGTCCATAATTACGAGCAACATCAAGCCAGATAAAACCTGGCTCTCCATTCTCTGTAATTAAATCTACATAGTCTTCGTACTTTGTTCCTACTTCTGCTGAAATAGAATTGTTAGACATCCAAGCCCAACCTGGATTCTCTGGATCAAATGAGTTACGCTCTGGGAAAATCTCTGAGTTCTTTAGGTTCATGAATGTTTCATCCCCTGCATTACCTAAAGCAAGAGTTGCTGATCGTCTTACGTTACCTGATACTACGCAGGTACCAATAAGGTTTACAAGGTCTACGATAGCACGAGAGTCTAGTGTTTCTCCGCCTCTGGAGCCGATTACACGGTCTATCTGCTCATGCAACTTGATAAGAGGTGCAGGTCCTGACGCAACGCCTCCAAAGCCCTTAATAGGGGCTCCAAGAGGTCTAATCAAATCGTAGTTAAACTTCTGAATACTTTGGTTTGCTCTCAAGTAAGAGTTGATGAGAAGGCGTACTGACTCTACCCATCCTTCACGAGTGTCTGGAATTTCGAACACCTGTTCTGGCTCTGTTGGGGCATAGATTGAGAAATTCTTATCCTGTCCTACTGTATCAAACCCTACACCAATGCCAAGCATCAGTGCATCCATAACCCAGGCAAACAATGCTCCTGGATCATTCTTGTCAAGGTCCTTCGTAGATACCATTGCACAGTTTTGCAGTGCTGCTGAGTTCTTCTTCTCCATAGTCATTGGAGTTCCAAATGCCCACATGCCACGACCTGGCGGTGTCCACTTTAATTCAAACATTCTTTGGAATGCTTCTTGTGCAGACTTCTGAGCCTTGTAGTCATTCCATGGCAAACGGTTTTCTTTAGCATGATTCTTCTGAACTGAATACATACCCTCGATTACACGACGACAAACTTCGTGCCATCTTTCCTTAGTTCCGTCTTCCTTCATGCGGGAGTATGTACGGATAAAAGTAATTTCTCCAAGTGAATTTTCTGCTGCATCCTTAAACCCAAATGGGCTTTCTTGGCTTTTGTACTTTTCTACGAATTCCTCTGGAAGTTTAAAACTAAAAAAATCTGACATTTGTATCGTCCTTTCAAAAACGGATTAAGACCTAAGTATAGCAGAGTTTTCAAAAAAGCAAAACTCTCCCCTAAATAAGAGGTTGAGAGTTAAAAATTATTTACCACTAAGTATATGATTTATCTCTATATGGTTTATGTTAACATGTTTAGGTAGACTTGCTACCCACCTTATAGATTCAGCCATGTCCTCAGCAGTTATAGCAATTTCTCTTTTTTCTTTTTGTGTGTCAATTGTTCCTGGACAAATCTCAGTAACCTTAATTCCATACTCTGGAAATTCCAGCCTCATCGTGTCTACTAACGCCATCATTCCTCTTTTAGCATTTGTGTAGTTTCCTCCTGACCTATAAGGAAACTTTCCTCCAAGAGAACTAATAAAAATTATCGTAGCAGACTCTGACTTTTTCATACAAGGGACAAATAGTTGGGACAAGTACATTGGGCCAGAGACATTTATGTCATAGGCTCTTCTAAAGTTGTCCATTGTCTCATTGATAATGCTGGTTGGCCCAGCACCACCTCCTGCGTTGTTTACTAGCAGATCCAAAGTTATATCTTTGTACTTGTCATAAAACTTTTTTATTTCGTTTGCACTAGTAATGTCCATCTGATAGACTTCTACATTTTCACCAACTAGTTCTGAAACTTTAGACAAGTCTCTTGAAACAGCAATAACTTTATATCCGCTTTCAGATAAAAGTTTTACTGTTGCATAACCGACACCCTTACTTGCCCCTGTGACTATTGCTGTCTTCAATATTAATGAATCCAGTGTTGAGGAACCATGATCTTTTCACCGCTTTTAACTAGGTGTGCAGTGTGATGATATGGTGGTGATGGTGGGAAGACAATGACGCTTCCAGCCTTTGGCTTTATAGCAAATGAATAATTTCCATTGTGCTCTGCTTCTGCAAAATCTGCTTCTGGGCTTGCATTCTGCAAAACTCCATCTGGAGAAGCAATAGTGAAAGATAGTTCTCCACCCTCATAATCATCGTTAAGATACATTACGAAAGAAACCTTAAGTCTTTCATCTCCTTCTTGCTGATCAAAGTGGGCACCCATGTAGGTTCCTGCTTGATATTTCTTGATTGGGTACTGAGGAAATAGTTTTGGTTCATCAGTAATTCCTTGAGCCTTTGCATAATCTCTTGCAACATCGTCAAACGCCTTTTGTAAAGTATCGTAGATGTATTTATTTTTTTCATCAGTTTCAGCAGAAAGTGTGATCTGCTTATCTGTTCCGTACACATAGTGCTCTCCACTACATGCCATCCACTCGCCCCATGGGTCCTTGTTGTCATTCTCAATAGCATCAACAAGTTTCTTAGGGTCTTCAATTACATTTGTGTAATAGTAAACCTTTTCCTCAAGTATTTCTCTGTCCATTGTCTATCTCCTTAGTATTTATTTTTCTCATAAAAACCTGTTACTTTCATAAATCCTACGGTAACATATCTTATGGGTCCTTCTCCTACAAACCTTACTCCATGCTCATATTCTTCGTTTCCTGGGAAAATAAGCAATGTTCCTGGCTTTGGTCTAAAGTCTGAATTTTCTTTATTCTTGAAGAACAAAGTTCCATCCTTATAGTCATCATTAATATATAGTATAGCAGCATATCTAATGGATGGATCAGTATGCTGGTCTGTGTGAGACTTTAACTCAACCCCAGCCTGCATTCTTTGAAGTGTTCCAAAACCAGCAAGTTCTAGAGATGGGTCTGCCAATTCTAAAAGTTTTCCAAGTCTACCCTGAAGAGTCATACTTATTTCCTTGGTAGTAATATTTAGATTCTTATCTTCCCATCCCTGGGTAATTTCAAATTTTCCTTCAGCAACAAGGTTGTCTACGTCATCTCTTCCAAACTTTTCCATACAGAATCTAGCAAGATTTTTTGTGTACTCTATCGACCAATCCTCGTTTGGAGTGGTCTCAATTATCTCTAAGATGGTTTCTAGTTCTTCTGGTTGTAAAAAATCTTTTACAAACAAAACCTGGTCATGAAAAACCTCAGTATCGTAACCAGCATCATCAAACTCTTTTTTTAAGAATGCTTCCATTTACAGATCCTCAGCCTTATACTTATTTCCATCAGCATCTAACTTCCAGCCTTGCTTTAATAGTTCTTGCCATTCTGCTCTTTCAATTTCTTGCTTGGCTCTAGTCTCTTTCATTTCTGCAGCCCAAGCATCTCTTAATTCTTGAGGATAAGCATCTTCTTCACGATCATCCCAGAATGAGCCAATGGTGTATCTAACTCCACTGGTAATAAGGGTTACTTCGTGCATGTTGTTAAATCCCCCGTCAAATGCAGCAAGCATTCCAACTTTAGGCTGAAGGCTTATATCTTGATCTGGGAACTGCAACATACCACCTTCAAAATCATCATTTAAATACAAGAATGCTGCATAGCGACTTCTTGTAAAAGCACCAGAGTGTCCATGCTCGTCTGTATTGTCAGAATGCTTTCTTGCGTATGCTCCTGGCTCCCACTTTTGTGTGTGGTATCCAATCTGAGAAATTATCTTTGGATCAAGGTCATGAACACTGGCAACAGCATCAACGATTCCTTGCTTGATTTGTGAGAATATATCACTTGGCAATCCTGCATTCTCTACATGCTCATCATTGTCTTGTGGCAATACTGAAGAATAAGACTCATAGAAAGATATGGGCATCCACGTAATCAGCCCAAGTTCTGCATGCTTGTCCAAAACCTTTACAAGTTTGGCAGCAGTCTCTGCATCAACAAAGTCTTCATAAACAACTATGTCTTTGGTTATTCTTTTTTTGTTATCTAGATTCATTTTATCCTTCTTTCTTTATCAGCACTACTTTTATTAGGATTGTCATCTCTAAATTTTTGCATAATTTCTTTTTGCATTTCTTGCCAATTTTCTTTCCCAAACTTTTCTTCATTTTCAAACCACTCTGGAGCACCAAGAGAATACTTTGTCCAGTACATTCTTGAAAGATATTTTGATTTATTTTTTGCTGGCAGAACTCCATGAAGATATATGTACTTTTCAGACATTAGAAAATCTGGATGACCTGATGGAAAAACAAGAAGATCTCCAGCCTCTGGCTTATACATATACGCTTCTCCGTTTACTATAAAGTCAATTTCTCCACCTTCATAGTCGTCATTAAAATATGTTAAAGCCGTAATTGCAAACTTGTGTCCTGGGCTTACGATTGGTTCTCTTATGTAGTCTGTATGGTATGTCATTGCTACGGAATCTTCAATATCTGGGGTATATCTTGCAATAGATGGACCAGTGTATTCCCAGTCGCTAATTATATTTCCATTTTGATCTTTGATGTCTGGAACAATTTTATTTTCATCAAACTCAACATTGTTTTTTGCAATATAATCCTTTGTCGCTATCATAAAATTATTAAGAATCTCTAAAAGAACTTGCTTATGCTCTTCTTGCTTTTCTGTTAAAGTTTCTACTTTTTCAGCATGCGCTATCTTTAGGTTATCGTTGTATCCTTTAAATATTGGATTAATGTATTCACCAAATTTAGACCACGGAGTCCAAGGACTAAAAAGCCCATCTTCTTCTCCGTTAGACTCTTTTAAAAGGCTATACGTTTTATCAATATCTTTAAAAAGACCTTTGTATACAAAAATCTTTGGATATATCTCAACTACACTAAAGGACTTTGTCACGGCTTTCTGTCTCCTGTATGTTCTGTAATCTCCCAGAAGAATGGACATGTGTATCTAATGCCACTCTTAATCTCTGTTACTCCATGAACATACTCTTTATCCCCTGGGAAAAAGTAAGCAGCACCCTTCTTTGGCTTAAACTGAACACCTTGCAATGGGAAGTACAATTCTCCTCCTTCATAGTCTTCATTTAAATAGAAAAGACTTGAAAGATCGTAGTTTGGAAAATCATTTGGAAGTCCTGCATCTGGACCTTCATGCAGTTCCTTGTCTGCGTGAGGCTTTTGAAACTGCCCTGGAAGCCATCTAACAATAGTTGTGCCAGTAGGAATAACCTTTACCTTGTAAAACTCTTCAACGATTGGCTGTAGTCTTTCAAATAGTCCTGCAATTATTGGGGCAATTGCTGGGTTATTTTTATCCAATGTTGGACTAGTAGCAACTCTGTCTTTCCAATAGTCTGAATCATAAACAACTGTTCCATTTTCATTTACGTGGCTTTCGGTAACATCCCAAATTGTTAATGACTTTGCAGCCTTTTCTAAAAACTCTATCTCTTCTTCTGTCATAAAGTTTTCTAACTCAACAATCATATCTTTACTGTTACCAAACCAACCAGAAGGTGTGATCGATGGCTTTCTTTGTACTACTTTATATTCGTCCATGTTCATATTGTATCACCATTCATATTATCTTTAACTGAAAGTTTTAATGCTTTTACTTCATGAGAGCCCAAACTTTCTCCTTTTTCATTGACTGCGTCTCTATACCAGTCTGTCCACTGTCCAGATTTGTTTATTTCTTGTGCTGCTATGCCGTAATCCATGTTTGCTTTTTCTTTTGATCTATCCTCATCCTTGTATTCAACAAGTTCTATTGTGGTATTATTTAAACTTGTTAAAGATATAGGGATAATAGTTGCTATTGGAGTTCCTGCTTTTATAACTACTCTTTGATTTGCTTTTCTTGCTCTAATTGCTAATGGCAGTGGATTAGGATAAAATGATGTGCTAACTAAGTTAGACATTGTCTCAAAGTCTTCGCTAAAATAGTTTACTGGGTTAATTGTCCAGATACTAACTTCAGGATCTGTTTTAAAAACCAAACTAGTATTTAAACTTATAGAAGACTGACCTCTCCCAGCATAAGAACCTTGTGGACTAAATATTGTTACATGCTGATCTGTTTGATCATTTATTCCATCCCATTCAAACTCAATATCTTCTGTGCATGAAAGATTCCAACCAATTACATTTGCCTGTGTTACTGGAAAACATCTGTAGGCATGGTGTTCAGATGTAAGATCCATCCAGTCTCTTTTAATTGACATTGGACTAATCTTAAAATTACTACCAGGCATCTTTTCTACTGAGATATTTAGCATTACTCTTGATCCCATTTTGAATCATACATATCTGGTGTATGATACTTTTTGCTGTAATCTAACATAGTTACAATTGAATACTTTGTTCCAGAGTGTACTGGCATTGCTTGGTGAGGATACATAAAGTTTGACGGGAAGATATAAAGGTCTCCAGCCTTTGGCTTAATGTTTAAGCCCTGTAGTCTAAAGAATAACTCTCCACCATCATAATCATCATTTACATATGCAACTAGTGAGAGAGTGCAGTTATAGGAATAGCCGTGATCATGGTGTTCTTTAAAGTGTTGGCCTGGTCCATACTTAATAAAATTAAATGCCTCCCAATACTTAAGTGGCATAATATTGTAGTCTCTTCTATAATCTTCTACTGCTGCATGTTGTGCATCATAAACATCTTGCCACAATGCCTGCAGATTTAAAGACTCTTCGCTTTTATCTAACTCTATGTCTGTTTTCTTAAACTTAAAATCAACGCAGTCTCTGTAGTCTGGCATAAGTTGCTGATATCCTACATATGCTGGCATCCAATGATATCTTTTGCCTTCTGCTGACAATTCTCCATATCCAGCAACTGATCCTAGATTGGCCTCAAGTCTGTTGATTACATCAAACTCTTCTTTAATTACGCCTCTATAACAAATAATTCCATTGCCAAGATCTTCTTTATCTGTCCA